GCCGTGGGTCATCCATCGCTACTACATCGACATGGACGACCTCTACGACGACGCCAACTCGGACATGCCCTACTTCGACCCCGGCGCCATCGGGCAACTCGGCAGGTACCCCCTGCAGGGTCAGGCGGCGACGGAGTTCTCTGTCCGGAGAGTGAGTTACCGGAACGAGTACGACTATCAGGCCCGGCAGTCGGAGCGGTTTGCGAAGCCAGTCGAGGTCTGGGAGATGCACGGACTCGTGCCGCGGGAGTTCGTCCCCGAGGACGGGGTGAGGCACCGCTGTATCGCCATCGGCAACGGCCGGGTGGTGATGAAGAACCGCGAATCGGCTCTGGGCAACCAGCAACTGCCGTTCGTGAGCTTCGCCCCGATGCCCGACCCCTATAGCTTCGACGGAGTCGCCAAGACAGAAGTCGCCTTCGGGCCCCAGCAGACGGCCAACCGGCTGGCGAACCAGAAGCTGGACGCTCTGGACATCCTGATCGACCCGATGTACGTGGCCAACTCTCAGGCCAACTTGAACACCCAGCACCTGTTCACCCGGTCTGGGCGGATTCTCTTGGTCGACGGCCCGGCGGACGACACGAGCATCCGGCCCCTGACCCCGGACATGCGGGGGTTGCAGGCGGCCTACACGGAGATCGGGCAGTTGTTCCAGATGATGCAGTTGGGGACCGGCGAGACCGAGACCCTTCTCGGTGGCCCCAGTGGTTCGTCCCGAGAGACGGCCCGTGGCTTCCTTGGGAGGCAGGAGAACGCCCTGACCCGGCTGGCGATGGAGTCCCGTCTGGCTGAAGAGGGCTTCATCGAGCCCTTGGCCAACGCTTTCAGGCGCATGGACCAGTTGTGGCTGACGCTGCCGCACGAAGTCCGGATTCTGGGGAGCATGGCGACGATCAACCCCAGGACCGGACTTCCCTACGAGCAGCAGGACGTGACCATCGACTACGAGGACTTGGCCCCGGACTACAGGGCTCGAGCAGTCGGGGCGAGCCAGATGATGGGCCGGTCGGTCAGGCAGCAGAACCTGGTGGCGCTGCTGCAGATGATGTCTGCCAATCCCGTGCTGCTCCAACTTGTTAACTGGGGCAACTTTGCACGGCAGGCATTCGAACTGTTCGACTTCAGGAACGTGAACGAGTTGCTGGTCTCCAAGGTACCGGCGGTTAACCAGTTGGCACAGGAGAACGGTGTTTCACCTGGGGCGGTAGCGGGAGCGGTGAGCAGCCCCTTGGACCAGCTATCCCCAGAGACGCTTGGGGCGTTCATGCAGACCGGTTCATCGTCCCCGCTACCTAGCTTTTCGTAATGCTGACAGATGAAGAGGTGCAGAAGGTTCGTCTTGTCATGGCGAGCCTTGGCTGGAATGATGTCATCCGACCGGCCATCGAGAACCGGGGCCGGCAAGCGGTAAAAGCTCTTGTGCTATCGCGCTCCGAACGGGCGAACCAGTTCAAGGGCACAGACTTCGACACGGACGACGACGTCCTGCGCGCTCTCATCCGGGACTGTGAATGGATGGTGGCGGTCTGGCAGAACGAGTTGGCGGTGGCGGAGCACAACAGACGGCTTGACGAACTCGACCGTCAGAACATGGACGCAGGCGCCCGCTAGGCGCGAACCGCCGCGGGGAAAGGGAATCCTACGATGGCAGACGAAGCTCAGAACCAACCTCCGGCGCAGCCTTTGAACCCCGATCTTGCGGGCTACCCTGACACGCCGTCATTGGTGCAGGGGTACCGCAACTCGAGCGAAGAGGGGAAGCGCCAGCGCGAGCGTGCGGACAAGGCGGAAGCCCTGCTGGCCCAAGTATTGACCCAGCAGAACGTGGCGAACCCACGGCAGACCGTCCCCAATCGTGCCACGGCAGCCGACCGACTCATCGAGTTCGGCATTCCCGTGGATGCGATGCGTGAGGTCGTTGGCGAGCAGATCGCGGAAGCGTTCCGCCCGATCTCCAACGGTATCCGGGCACGTCAGCAGATCGTCGGGGCACACCCGGACTATGTCCAGTTCGAGACCGACGTGGCGACATTCCTCGAGGGCGATCCGGAGCTCAAGGCGGACTACGACCGCATGTTCGAAGCGAGCCCGGTGCGCGCGATGGAATACGCCTTCCTCAAGTTCGGGGACTCACGGCGCAGGACCCTGGGGGACCAGCCGCAAGGCAGCCCGCAAGGTCGTGCGGACGCGGGCATCCCAACGAGCCGTGCCGGCGAAGGCCGCCGCGCTCCCCAGCCGGACTCCCAGATTCAGGAAGCCTTCGAACGCTTCCAGAAGACGGGGTCCTCGCGGGACGCACAAGCCTATGCCCGCGCACGTCTTCACGGTGTCATCTCGGATCAGTTCCTTAACCAATAGGGGCTGAGCCAGGAGGCATACGGACATGCCGGGTACAAACGTACTCCCGACTAATCCATATACCACCTTCGATGCTGGGTTCTTCCCGAGCGTCACGGGTGTTCATCACGAGGACCTGGTCGATGTTGTGACCATCCTCGATTCGTTCCAGACGCCGATGTTCTCATCGGCACCGAAGATCCGCGCCAAGGACGTGGTCCACTCGTGGACCGTTGATACCTTGGCGGCGACCGCAACGGCAGGTGTCCCCGAAGGTCTCGACTTCTCGGGTGATGCCCTGACGGGACCGGCCCGTCTCATCAACGGCACGCAGATCTTCCGGCGTGACGTGTTGGTGTCCGACCGCGAGCGGGATGCGAATCCTGCGGGCATTCGCGACATGTACGAGCACCAGGTGATGAAGGAATTCAAGGTCATCGCCCGTAACTGCGAGGCTCGCATCTGGGCTTCGGCGACGTCTGTCTACATCACGGGTGTCGAGTCCTCGGCGGCGACGAATGCTCCGCAGATGCAGCCGGTGCGTGCGTTCGCCATCATCACCGGTGTCTCGTCTTCGGGTGGTGTGACCACGGCGGACATCGTGGCTCTGTCGCAGGCGCTGTTCGAGGCAGGAGCGGAGCCGGATTCCATCTGGTTCGCGCCGGCATCGAAGCGGCAGTTCGTGAACGCCACTGTGTCTTCGGGCTCGGGCAACGTCCGCAACATCGCGGCGACCGACCAGCGGCTGGTGGCGAACATCGACGTGTTCGAGACGCCGTTCAACCAGTTGTACGCGGTCATCACCGACCGCTTCATCCCCATCAGCACCGCGAGCAACGTTGGTGCGTACTACATCGGGGACCGAAGCATGGCGAAGATCGCGTTCTTCCGTCCACCGCAGCACAAGCCGATGGGCAAGTCGGGCGACCACACGCGCGGAATTGTATTGTTTGAAGCGACTTTGCAATTGGACCATCCATCTGCTTGGGGCGCTTATACTGGCGTTACCAACGGCTAGTCCAGAACGAAGCCGCTAGACATCCGTAGACAAACCTTGCTAGTGTGGTGTCGGGACGAAGTGGTCTCGTCACCACACAAAGCAGGGGAAATCCGGTGCCATACGCGAGTAAAGAGAAGCAGAAGGAGTACTGGAGAAAATACCAGCAGGGCGAGAAGCGAAAGGCTTACAAGGCTGCGTGGTACCAAGCGAACAAAGACCGACTGCAGGTGTACCAGACTAGATGGCGCAAGAAATTCCCGGATAACAATCGGCGCTACTTCAGGAACCGCTACCTCGTAAAGACCTACGGAATCACGCAGGACCAGTACGAGGAGCTTTACAAGCAGCAAGGCGGTATCTGTGCCATCTGCGGTGGGATGCCTGACATCGTGAAACATGGCATCACGCGACTTGCCATAGATCATGACCACAAGACGGGCAGGATTCGCGGGCTTCTCTGCAATAACTGCAACTCGGGTATGGGCATCATCGGAGATACAGTCGAGCACCTGGAACGTGCAGCCGAGTACTTGAAGAAAGCACAGAAGCATCCCCCGATTCCGTAGCTCGTCGGTCTATCCTGCGGGCCCCTTCGAGGCTGTTCAGTCTTCAGGGCGACCGACGAGCGCGGGATCAGGAAAGGAAGTGGACCATGGCAGGTAACCAGAGCCGTGGACTCATCGCGGCATCGAAGACTCGCGGTTGGGACCCGACCAAGATCCCGGCCCGAGATGGTCAGCCCGAGGTCGACATCACCAAGTTCGATGTCGATCAGGGCAATCTTCCCGGCTACCCGGTGGGGCGTCTCCCCGGAGGGCCGGTCGACTCATGGCAGGACGGGGTCGACCTGGCATCGAAGCTGGGGTTCGACCAGCCGACGCCGTTCTCTCATCCGGACCCGGAGAAGGAGAACAAGGCGCGCAG